TACAGAAGAACAACTTGACAATATTGTCAAACTGGTATATATCTCAGCTTGTAAAACAATAGACGAATTAAAAAAACAATGAAACAAAAAATAGATCCATATAGCCTTGGAACAAAACAAGGAGCTGGTCAGGGACGAGGCAGATTAGGAGGTGGAAGAAGAAATAGAAACACTGGACCGTGTAAAAGTTCAGGACCAGGATTTGGTAAAGGCGGTGGTCGTGGTTTTGGAAGAAATCGTTCAAAGTAAAAATTAAATAATTAGATAATTAGAACTCCAGATTAGACAAGGGGGCTGGATTGACCCTCTATAAATCCAAAGAGATAGTATTATAGGAACTAATTCAACTCCCGAATTGGGAGTTTTTATTTATATGCCAATAACACCTAAACTTATTCCAATTGAACCCGAACGCATCGGATCGCCAGGCAGAGAAGAACCTCAAAATGTGGAGGAGATTTATCCTACGCTTTTTTTAACGGCCAAAGACTTCGCTATATTAGAAAGGAAAGAGGCCGGGGAGGATTTCATTATAATAGCCAGAATAAACATTAAAGAGAAAGAGGAAAATGACGATGGAGAAATAAGGTGTCACTTAGAATTCAAAGCAATCGCTGCTATGGAAGACGCTTTATCTCCAGAGGATCAGAAAATAGTTGATGAAAAGGTCAGAGAGGGTAAATTAAAGATTTATTAATATGCCCGCAGCATTTGAATCTTGTGTAAAAAGAGGGGGAAGAGTTAGATCGAAACGATTGAATAAAGATAAATATATTAAAATCTGTTTTATCGGCGGGAAGAGTTATGCCGGAGAAACTCATACTTATAAAAAAGTAACCAAGAAAAAATAATGGCTGACGAAACCTTAGAAGAAGAAAAAATTACAGAGGAAGCTCCTAAGAAAAAGAAGACTCCTTTGAGTGGAGATGAAAGAAAGGTGCTACAGCGTCAGGTTGACAAAGAGTTTAAATTGTGTTGGGAGCATACTCAGGCAAAACGAATTGAATCTCTGAGGAGATTGAAACTTTACAATAATCAAAAGAGAGATAAAGCAAAGGTAGGAGATCCATTGCTCTTTGCCATTCATCAGACCGTAATGGCTAATCTTTATGAGGATAGATTATCAGCTGTGTTTCAAGGAAGAGAAGAAGGAGATGACGAAACTGCTGAGAATCTAACAGCTGCTGCCGAACATGATTATAACCTAATGGAGAAAGACGAGTTGGATTATGAGTGGGATTGGGATGCTGGTTTCTTTGGAGAAGGATATATATTAGAAAATGAATTTGACAGAAGAAAAGAAATGATGTGTCCTGTGGCAGAAGTTTTAGATCCGATGACATTAATAAGAGATCCCCGGGGAAGCTCCGTAAATGGAAACCAAAAAGGCTATGGAGCATGGCGTTTCTGGGGAAGAGAGATCGGACTGTCAAAAGGAGAGATGGAGAAACATCCTTCCTATTTCAATTTAGCGTATCTTAAAAAAGATAAAGATACTAAGAACCTTACTCAGGAGGCCAGGCAAGCCAGAAGGGAAGCCCAGGGGCTACAGCAATCAGATTTGAAGGAAGAGGCACTAACTGAGAATTATGAATACTCGTTATTAGAATGGTTCACTACTATCGATGGGGAAAAGTATATAACTACCTGGGGAAACAATCGAAAGCTTTTAGTTCGTTATCAAAAACTTAATGCTGATAAGTGGCCGTTGATTGAAAGAAAACTATTTCCATTACCTCACGAAAGTAGTGCGGTAAGCATTCCTGATTTGGTTGAAGACAAACAAAGAGCCAGGTCTGTAATGATCAACTTGGGAATGGAAAGTGGGATAGCAGATTTATATCCAATGTATTTATATGATAAGAAGAAGATTAAAAACCCGGCAGATTTAGACTTTGACTTTAATAAGTTTATTGGAATCAATGGACCAGTGGATAATGCTATGACTCCTATACAGAAGTCAGTATTCCACCAGCAAGTAAATTTAATACTTAATATTTTAGATGTTGCTGCTCAAAAAGCTGTAGCAACTCCAGAGATTGGCCAGGGAGTGCAACCACGAGAAACAAGAACACTGGGAGAATCAGAATTGATTATGGGAGGAAGCAATGTAAGGCATTCTCTTGGAGCAAGAATATTTGGGTGGTCAGATAAACGTTTCTGGAGACAGTGGTATTGGTTATATAAAAAGAACTTCCACGAAGAGATTGATAAAAAGATAATTAGAATTCAAGGACCCCTTGCTCCAGCTTGGAGGACATTAACAAAAGATAATCTTATTACTGATATCGATCCTGATGTTTATATCGAAAGTGCCAGCATTGTAGCAGCCAAACGACAAGAGGAGTTCCAGAGATTCTCGGTCTTTTCACAGATCACTATGCAGGATCCCCTAACCAATCGCAGGTTTGTATTTAGGAAGATGGGAAAGATACTGGGCATGAAAAAACAAACAATGACCTTAATGTTTCCTCCTACAATTGATGAAATGAGGTCTGAAGATGAGAATCAAAAGATTAGTGATAATAAACTTCCTAAGGTGCATCCCTTAGATGATGATATCGTTCATATTGAAATTCATAATAAAGCAGCAGACACTGGAGCAAAGATCGCTCATATAGAAGCTCATAAGAGAATGATGATGTATAAGAAAGAACATCCAGATCAGTTTCCTCAAGCCGAGCCAGTCCCCGAGTTTAAACCTATCGCCGGGACTGAACCACGAGAAGAGAAGACTGCTGCTCCTCGTTCTGCATCCAAAGAAAAAGTAACCGAAGAAGTTAAATAAATATGGCTATTAAATTTAAAGACGAACAACAAAAAAGAAATAGCATTATTGAAGCTTTAGAACAGCTAAAGAATTATATCGGCTGGAAAGTTATTATCAAAGCATTGGAAAATGATGTAAAAGCAGCTGAAGCCAGATTGCATGGTGATATTAAATTAGATAAAGATGAAACTATTAAAGAATGGCAGAATACCAGAAGAGATAGGATTCAAATGATTAACTTGCCTGATACTTTAATTGAAGAGAATAAAGAAAAAGAGGGATTCGACCCTCGTTTGGACCCTTATGACTGAGGAACATAAAAGAAAATAGTTATGCCTAAAAAAGGATTTAAACATACAGAGAAAAGTAAAAAGAAAATAGGTAAAGCAAATTCTATTGCTCTAAAGGGATACCATCCGGTGAATGAATTTAAGAAAGGAAATAAAATAGGATTCAAAAAAGGAAATAAATTATGGGAGAATAATCCCAAATTTAAAGAAAATCAATTTAAAAATGGAAAAGATCATTTGAATTGGAAAGGTGGTATTACTCCTTTGGTAAGACGGATAAGAGATTGTTTCAAATATCGCCAATGGCATTCAGATATATTTACAAGAGATGATTTCATTTGTCAAGATTGTGGAAAAAGGGGAGGATATTTAGAAGCTCATCATTTGAAAGAATTTACTCAAATAATCTCTGAAAATAAAATAAAAAATTTGGAAGAAGCATTAAATTGCGAAGAGCTATGGAATATAAATAATGGTCAGACGCTTTGTAAAAAATGTCACGATAAAACAAAAAAGAGAAATTAAAAAATACCGGAAACATGTAGTAGTGTTATCCGAGTAATTCCACCGCACAAAAGAGTTTCGCCAACTTATAATGAGCGGTGTGTAAATCAACATGGCAGATTCTCAAGAAGAGAATGCCGACAACAAGTTTGTCGAGATCGACGGGGTTAAATATAAAGAAGACCCCGAAAAAGAAGGGGAAGGATTGATGGGTGATGATGGTGAGCTTGTCCCCTTCGAAGAGAAACCTGAGGAAACTCAGGAAGAAAAAGAAGCGAGGGAAAAGAAAGAAGCAGAGGATAAGAAAGCAGAGGAAGACGGAGAACCTCCTACGAGAAGAAGCGCTAAGGATTTCATTATTGATCGAAAGAATAAAAAGATAGAGAAGCTTAAAAAGAAAGAAGAAGAAGAGGAAGGAGAACATGAGGTTACTCCTGAAGGTCAGAAAGCCATTGATAAAGCAATAGAAAAGAAAATTGGCCCTGTTCTTCAGACCGTCAGAACCACTGCTGATGAGCAAGAATTGAAAGATGTATTTGCGAAATATAAGGATTCTGAAATTAAGGTATCAGAAAAGCAAGTTCGTAAATATATGGAAAATGATGCTTATAAAGATGTTTCAGTAGAGTTTATTTATTTGGGTTTGGCCGCCAAGCAAATAGACCTTCAGAAGAAAAGAAACAAAGCAGATGAAGATGCGAAGGCAGATACGACAGGTGGACACGGGAAAAGACAAAAGAAATTAAGTTCAATTCCTGATGTCAGAGATATGGATGATAAAGAAATGGATGACCTTATATTCAAGGTCAAAACAGGCCAAGTATAGTCGAATTATTAATAATTAAGTTTTATTTAACATGCCTAACACTACTACTGGAACCATACCCCAAGCCGTAAACTATTTTTACGACAGGGTTATGTTGAGAAAAGCCGTGCCCCTTTTCGTTCATTTAAAATGGGCACAGGTGAGAGATATTCCAAAAGGTGCTGGAACCAGCATTAAGTTTCGAAGATATTCTTTGCTGACTCCTGCAACTACTCCATTAACTGAGGGTATCACTCCTGCTGGAAGCCAGTTAGCATATACTGATGTTCCTGCTACTGTCGAGCAATACGGTAAGAAAATAATTGCCGTATTAAAATCTTCTTTGAATTTTGATTTCGCACTTTGAAATTAAATAACTGGGAACTCTTGACAGTATTGCCCTGTGGTGATACAATTATAGTATAATAAGTTACAGTTATACTATGAATAAAAGTCAAGACAATCAGAGGGAAGCGATTTTTCTCTCATATTTAGCAGGGATTGTAGATGGCGAGGGGACAATACGAATTGGAGCAACTAATCCATCTGCTAAACATCCAAACAGAAATATAATATATTATGCTTCTATCGGATTAGGAATGACCGATAAAGCAGTTATAGAATTATTTGTTAAAAAGTTTGGAGCTAAATTGAGAAAAGAATGCGTTCCTAATAGGAAAATGATATACCGATGGGGAACTTGTGGAAACGAGGCAGTCCCTAAAATTATTAAGAAGTTATTGCCTTATTTGATAGTTAAGAAGAAACAAGCAAAATTGGTAATAAAATTCTGTGAGAATAGAAAAACTACAGGATTTAGAAGGAATAAAAAACTTCCTATTAGCGAACTACGACGACGTGAGGAGCTTTACTGGAAAGTAAAGAAGCTCAATGCCGTTGGAGCACCTGCAACGACCAAGCAAGAAGACACCCGAGAGGGTGAAGCGATGGTCTGAACTTACGGGCGACCGTAAGAAGTAAACAGTAAAAGTTTACGATAACATAATTGGATTATGTAACCCTTACTGATCTATTAGTATTTACCACTCTTGATCCTATCTTGACAGAAACCGCAGAAGTTCTTGGAATTCAGTATCAGCAAACTATTGAAAGAGTATGCCGAGACGTGATGGCTGTTGGTACTACTGTTCAATATGCTTCAACTGCTGTTTCAACGCTAACAGTTACTGCTGCAATGAAAATTACTAAAGCAGAAGTTCAGGAAGCAGTAAGAACTTTAAAGACCAACTTAGCAAGAAAGATTACTTCTCAGATTGATTTCTCTACTGGTTTTAATTCCAGCCCTATCGCCAGTGCTTACATTGCTATCTGTAGTCCAAGCACCACTTATGATTTGAAGAACATTCCTGGATTTATCAGAGTGGAAGAATACGGACAAAAGAAAGCCATGGAAGGTGAGGTAGGAGCTTTAGATGAAGTTCGTTTCGTTGAAACTACTGAAGCTAAAGTAGAAACTGGACTTGGAGCTGGTGGAATTGATGTCCACAACACTCTTATTCTTGGAGCTGATGCTTATGGAATTACCAGAATTTCTGGAGAAGCCTTGAAGAATATCATCAAGCCATTAGGTTCTGCTGGTGCAGCCGACCCATTGAATCAACGACAGACTTCAGGATGGAAAGCAACTTTCGTTGCCAAAATCTTGAATGAGGCCTGGATGCTCAGATTAGAACACGCAGTGTCTTAGTAACTAATTTATAAGGGCTGGGCTAACCCCCAGCCTTTATATCAATCTTATGAACTTCAATAAAGTAAAAACTGCTGATTTGCGAAAAATGGCAAAGAAGCAGAAAATAAAGGGCTACGAAGACTTAGAGAGAAAAGAGCTTATTGCAGCTCTTA